GCCCGCGCCCGAGCCCGCAGCCCCGCGACCCCACCCCCCCCGGGTCGTGGGGCTGCTTCACGCCCGCCAAGGGTCAGCCCTCCGGATGCTCCCGGAACCACGCCACCATCCGCTGCAACGGCGTACTGACCGCCAGCATGTTGCCCTTCGCCGCCAGATTCCCCCGCCCGTAGTGGTTGGCCTGCCGGTCCGCTTCATCCACGAACCCGATCGGCTCCGCATACCGGTCCGCGTCCTTCGCCTTCATCGCCGCCCGCACCCTCTCCGCCGCCGCAAGCTTCCGCGACATGAACGCCTGACAGTTCTCCGCCCCCTCACACCCCGACACGGTGGCCCGCTCGTACGCCTCCAACGCATCCCGCGGCACCACCCGCTTCGAGACGGTCGCCGACGGCTTCGCACCCGAACCCCCGCCGTCACCGCCCCCACAGCCGACCGCACCCAGCCCCAACACGGCCACCAACATCACAGCGGCCCCAACCCTGCCCATGTGTCCCATACGGCGCATGGTGCAGCCCACCCGCCACCAGGGGAACACCCAACCGAAAATCGGCGATCATCTGTGACAGGCGCGGGGCCTGGACCACAACGACACAGCGGGAGCCCCGACCGCCATGCCACCCTCCAAAGCCCAACGAGCCCTCACCGCCGAACGCCGCGCCAAGCTGATCCGCATGCGCGTCGCCGGCGCCACGTTCGAGAAGATCGCCGAAGAGCTCGGCTACTCCAGCCGCGGTGACGCCTCCAAGGACCTCCTGCGCGCCCTCGAGCTGAACCGCGACGAGGAAGCCGCCGAAGTGTCCGTGTACCGGCAGCAGGAGAACGAACGCCTCGACGCGCTCCTGCGGGCCGCGTGGCCGCACGCCACCGAACCCAGCCCCGTCCTCGACCGCGACGGCAACGTCGTCGGCGAGGAACTCGACATGCGGGCCGTCGACACCGTCCTGCGCCTCATGGACCGCCGGGCGAAACTGAACGGCCTCGACATGCCGACCAAGGCCGAACTGTCCGGCCCGGACGGCGGCATCATCCCGCTCGGCGGCACCCTCCCCGAACTCACCACCCTCATGAACACTGCGGGGGAGCCCGGTCCCGCCACCGACTTCCGGCTCCCGGACAGGACCGACCACACGCCCGATGACAGCAACTGACCCCGAGGCGGAAGCCCTCGACCGGTACCGGACCCTGCCGCTCGTGGAACGCCGCCGCATCGCACGCCGGGCCACCCCCGACCTGCGGCTGCGCCTGGCCCACGTCGAACGCGTCATGGCCATGGACCGCAGCCCCGGTGCCCTGTCCACCGTGCTGACCGGCGGGCGGGAGATGCAGGCCCCGCACCTCGACATCATCGACCGGATCTACCAACGAATCGCCGCGGGGGAACGCATCCGAGCGATGGTCACAATGCCGCCCCGCGCCGGGAAGTCACGTCGTACCTCACGCTGGGGGCCCGCCTGGTACCTGCGCCGACAGCCCGAACACCGGTTCATGCTCGCCTCCTACGCCGCCCACCTCGCCGACGACCACGGCCGCTGGGTCCGCAACACCATCACCGAGAACGCGGGAACCCTCGGCATCAGCCTCAAGTACGGCTCCCAGGCCGCCAACCGGTTCGACATCGACGGCCACGAAGGAGGCATGGTCACCGCCGGTGTCGGCGGCGCGCTCACCGGCCGCGGCGCGCACGTCGCCGTCGTCGACGACCCCTTCAAGGGCTCCGAGGACGCCGGATCACCCACCCAGCGTGAACGCGTCTGGGACTGGTGGCAGTCCGTCCTCCTCACCCGCCTCGAACCGCAGGGATCCTGCCTCCTCGTCAACACCCGCTGGGACGACGACGACCTGTCCGGACGGCTCCTGAAGGAAGAACCGGAGGACTGGATCGTCATCGACCTGCCCGCCATCGCACTGACCGCCGACGACCCGCTGGGCCGCCAGCCCGGCGAAGCCCTGTGGCCGTCCCGGTACAACGCCGACGACTACGCCCGCATCCGCAAGTCCGTCGGCGAACGCGTGTGGTGGTCCCTCTACCAGCAGCAGCCCAGACCCTTGGAGGGCGGCGTGTGGAAACAGACGTGGATCGACTCCAACCGCCTATCCACGGCGGCCCTGCGCGGCATCGACCTGGACCGCATCGTCGTCGCCGTCGACCCGGCCGGCGGCTCGACCAGCGGCCACGACGAGGTCGGCATCACCGCCGCCGCCTCCGCCCGCGTCCAGAGCGCAGGGCCTGAGCACACGCACCCCGAGATCCGGGACGAGTTCTACGTCTTGGACGACAAATCCGGTGCCATGGGGGCCGACGAATGGGGCACCACCGCCTGCCTCCTCGCCCTGGAATGGCAGGCCGACGCGATCGTCGTGGAGTCCAACTACGGCGGCGACATGACCAGCCAGGTCCTCACCCAGGCGTGGCGGGAACTCGAACGCCGCGGTGTCACCCACGGCCGGCTGATGCCGCGGATCATCCCCGTCAACGCCAAGCAGGGAAAACGGCTGCGGGCCGAGCCGATCGCCCAACTCTATGAGCAGCAGCGTGTCCACCACGTTGGTGTCTTCCACGCCCTGGAACGGCAGATGGTCACCTGGATGCCGGGCCTGGACTCCCCGGACCGCATGGACTCCTGCGTGCATGCCCTGACCGAACTCGCCGAACTCGACGGCGACGACGGCATCTACGGCACCTACGAACGCCGCACCCCCCGCGGCCGCCGCTAACCCCATCACCGGGGAACACCCGGGTCCGCTGCTCCTATCCTGATCAAAGGCGCGGGGCCGAACAGAGTTCCAGAAGGGAACAGTGGTGGGTCTTCCTCGCCTCATCGTCGACCGGTGGAGTCCGCTGAACTACAAGCGGGTCTTCGCCGATCCGGCGTACAAGAAGCCCAACCGCGAAGCGTTCCCCGCCGCCATGCGCACCTGGGTCCCCGAACACGACCGCCGCAGGCTGGCCTCCTACACGCTGTGCGCCGCCTACGCCCACAACCAGGCCTGGGAGATCGCCTCTCTGCAGGACGGCACCACCGCAGACGAACGCCGCGAGTTCGGCGACCCCGCCATGTGGATCGCCGCCCTCACCTCCCACCTGCTCGGCCGCGAGCAGACCATCACCGCCAAGGGAGCCGAGGACGCCGAACCCGCCGACGGCTCCACCCCGGATGCCGACGCCGTGCACGCCGCCGCGGTCCAGGAACGGCTACGGGACTGGGCCCGCAAGGAACTGTTCACGCTGCGCCTGCAGCAAAACGAACGTAAGACCGTCCGCGAGGGCGACGGCGTGTACACGCTGGCCTGGGACGCCGACAAGCAGCGGCCCCGCCTGTCCGTCGTCGACCCCGGCTTCTACTTCCCCGACCTGCCCGACGCTGCAGGCGACTCCGCGGACTACCCGACCACCGTGCACTTCGCGTGGGAGATCGACCCCGACCCGAAGACCGGCACCAAGGGCAAGCTGCGCCGCATCACCTACCAGCTCGCCCCCATCGGCACCCGAACCCTGTCCGAAGCAGGCGACCGGCCCGCCCGGGTGCCCGCCCTCGCCGACGACGGCCAGACCCCCCTCCTGACCGGCGGTGACGTCTACACCCCGGAGACCTGGCAGATCAGCCGCCAGTACCCGTGGAACGACACCCCGTCCACCCTCACCTGCTACCTCACCGACGCCGAGTGGGACCTGGACGACATCAAAGCCGATCAGGACGTCTACAACCTCGACTACCGGTACGCGCGGTTCATCACCCGGCCCGACGGCGAAGTCCTCGACCACCTGGACCTGCAGCTGGACTTCCTCCCCGTCGTCCACGTCCCCAACACGGTCCCGGAGGACGGGCACTGGGGCGAGTCGTCACTGTCGCTGCTGATGCAACTGTTCGACGAGATCGCCGGAACGGACACCGACTCCAGCCTCGCCTCCGCGACGACCGGATCACCGATGATCGGCGTCATCAACCCGGAGAACAAAACACGGCGCGGCGAGCGGCGCATGCACATCGAACCGGGACTGATGCTCGAACTCGGCCAGGGCGGCAACCTCATCCCCCTCGACACGTCCCCGATGCTCGCCGAGCTCCGCAACAAGACCGCCGAACTCCTCGACCGGCT